TAACAAATTACCAGAAGTGTTTGTACCCATAGTAATATCGTCACCAGATACCGTTAAATCGCCTGAAACAACTAAGTCTGTACCAACAAACAACTTCTTAGCTATGCCAACTCCTCCGTCAACAATCAAAGCACCTGAAGTTGAGCTAGTTGAGTCAGTAGTAAGATTTAAGTTAACAGCCCCGCTTGTATCAAGAGTTGTTACAGTTGCTGCAGCAGCAGAGCCAGACCCAAGAATACCATCTAACGTACCAGTAAATCCAGTAGCTGTTATTTGGTCAGTTGCAGTAATACCATCAACATACAAGTTAGCCCAACGAACACTGTTTGTACCAAGATCATCAGTGCTGTCTGTATCAGAAACAATATTTGAACCACTTGTAATTCCACCAGTTGCTACCTGTGTAGCTGTAGTGGTTAAAACGCCTACCTGTGCCGTAGTGCCACTAATCTCAACATTGCCGTTAATATCAATTAAAGTTGAAGTTATATCTATTTCATCATCTGCAGCTATGCTCATATCTCCATCAGCAGTTGAGCTAATGTGAATCGCAGCGTCACGAAAGATTAACTTTTTGTTTGTAGCTATTGTGGAGTCAGCATTACTAGCAAACCCCCCATTAAAAACCGTAGCAGCAGTGGTAGTTAAAACACCTGTTACTAAGGTTGTGCCATCAATTACAGCATCGCCCGTCACATCGAAGTCATCACCGACAAACAGATCGGCAGCGACCCCCAAGCCACCCCCAACAATTAGGGAGCCAGAAGTTGAGCTACTTGATGCAGTGGTGTTAGAAACAGTTAGTACACCCGCAACATCTACAATGCCTGAGAAGTCACCCGTAGCTGCGTCTAGCTCGCCTGTAATGGTGAGGTTTCTTTGTCCTGTTGTATCTATATTTGCATCTGTGGTAACCACTTTAGAAGCGATTGCTGTGCCAGCAGTTAGGCCATCTAGCAACTCTAGCTCGGCTTCGGATATTACTGCACCAGAACCCAATGTGATCGTGCCTGAGACTTCTAAGTTACCATCAAGGTCAACAGTTGTGGCAGTAATGTTTACATCACCCGAAGAATTTATAGCAAGATTAGTGCCGTCACCTTCTATCTTCTCACCTGCATCCCCAAACACCATGCCTATGTTATTGGCTAAATGTACATCTGAGGTAGCAGCTAGGTTAATTTTAGCCCCAGAAGTTATGGTAAGGTCAGTGTTATCGCCTTCAATCTTCTCGCCAGTTCCAAAAGTAATGCCCACGTTAGCAGGTACAACAATATCTGAAGTAGCAGTTAGGTTAATTTTAGCCCCTGACGTTATGGTCAAGTCAGTGCTGTCACCCTCAATTTTCTCGCCAGTTCCAAAGGTTAACCCGACGTTAGCGGGTATGACTACATCTGCTACAGCGGTAAGATTAATGTTATTACCTGCGATAGTGAGGTCTGTGCCGTCACCTTCTATCTTCTCTGCGTCATTACCAAAAGTAAGACCTACGTTGGCAGGGATGTTAATGTCTACCCCAGCTGTGAGGTTCATGTCACCATCGGCTGCTAAATCTAACGTGGCATCTGCACTCGAACTAACGGAAATAGCAGAATCTCTAAACATGAGTTTGTTTGCAGCATTTAACGTCAAACCAGAACCATCAGTGTGCGTTAGTGTAGTGTCTGTATCTGCGCCAAAACCAAGTACTGCCCCGTCAGACTGCAAGGTTAGGTCATCATCTACAAACAAATCAGGTACAGCTAGGTCTTGAAGCAAGTCATAAACAACCCCACCAGACCCTGCTCCATCAGTAGCAATCATCTTAACTTGCCCATTAGCGATAGTTACGCTAGCGCCAGACCCTGAAGTTATAGTTATAGACTGCCCTCCAGTGGTAGCATTCTCAATTAACCAAACTTTTGATAATGTAAAAGTCCCTGCAGACCCTGCTGATATTGTTATTGTGCAAGTAGAATCTAATGCGCCTGTGTACTTTAAGTACATAGAACGCCCTTCGTCTGTTGCACCGTCTGCTATTACTGTTGCATGAGTATCTGCGTTTGTTGTAATCGCCTCTGTGCCGTAACTAAAAGCCTCTGCTACCAACTCCATGTTAGTATTTGTAGTAACACCCCAGGTTCCTGATTGCTCACCTGTCCCTATCTCTTCTAGCCGAAGGTCATTTTCAAAAGTACTTGCCATATTTTATACCTTTCTAGCCAATACGTATAATTGCTGTTGTATCAGATACTGCAGGAAATTCAACTTTGAATGTACTACTACTTGAAGTTTTGTCTGCTCCAAAGTCTAATACTGCTACAGCAGGGTCAGTCCCACCTGATTTATATATTAAAGCGCCTCTTGCTGTTATAGTAGAACTAGCCCAAGAAGAGTCAGAAAAATTTAAAAATGCGACTGTGCCTGAAGTGCTATTAGTAGGGTTAGTTCCTATTGTTAATGTATTACCACCTGCTGTATAACCTGTGCCTGAGATTTCGTTTGTAGTAGAATAAGCTGTTGTACTAGCGTTCAGCGTTGCACTTGAAGTATACAAAGCAATTTTAAAAGATTGAGAAGTATCACTACTAAAATCCATTTCTCCGTTTAATAGAGCCACTTTAAATGATGTGCATAAAAAATTACCAGTAAAAGCCATCTTACCTCACGTCTGCTCTTGGTTGCCCTGAACGATAATAATCTTGAGCTAACTTACCATCAGCTGTGTTCTTTAGCAACGAAATCGAGTCAAGAAACATTTTATCGTAGTTCTGTATAATATCAGGTTCGCTTTTTTGAAATCTAGCAGCCTCTACTAATGCAGCATTTAACAATGCGTAATCAAAATTATCTCCTAAGTATGTGCCACCTGCTGTCACTATAGACGTTGGATATTTAGCGTATATATGTTCTAATGTATAATTAGCGTCTGGAATTGGAGAAAACATAAATTTTATTTTATTGCCTGAAGTGCTGTGATAAGCATAAAACTTTGGTAGCCCACGTTTAGCAGTTGTAGTTACGGGATATGCTTCTCTTAAAAAGTTTACATCTTTGTTTAATAAAAAAGTCTGAGTATCATTATTTACTATTGCTAAACTATAAGTGTATAAATACCCATCAGGTGTAGTATACAGCTCATTACCAGCGGTTAAACTACTACTATCAACATTACGCATAGCAGCAATATGAACCATATTATAAATTCTTTGTTCTGCTTGTTGAGTAAACAATGCTAACTGATCATCTGAAAAAGATGTTTCGCATATATCCTGAATATTAGTTTTTAACGATGTATAATTCATATTTTAACTCGTTGTTACTGTTACTTCGCCTATTGCTCCTACGGCAGCTAGTTTGTTAACTGATAACCCGTAAAAATTATTCCCATCCCCTACAGGATTCCACCCCCATTGCACGTTCCTACTACTATCACGTCCCGCAAAATCTGGGCGTGGGTTTTTTAAAGCTTGAGGGTCCTCTACAGGAAACATACCTAGTTTATTTTGTGGATGATCACCATCAAAACACTCAGGACAAGCTAGAATGTTAGTATCCCTACCTCTAACAACTTTACTCCGCAGCTCACGTAGTTTGAATTGAAACCCACAAACATCACATTCTGCTATTGCCTTTTTACTAGATGCGAACTTTTTTGTCATATCCTTCCTACTCTTGGCACAAAATGCTCAGACGTTTTATCTCTATCTTCTCCTGCAGCAAGGCTATACTGCTCTTCGTAAATTGTTTTCAACATAGTTACACGCTCGGCTAATTCGGGCGTTTTCATAGCAATATAATAAGCTAATCCTGCTACTAAACAGGGTAAAAATCTAAAGTTCATATCCGCTGTTTCTACACCGCTACCAGCATCTTCTACTCTTCTGGCTCTCCAATACACGAAAGTAAAACTTTTGTTAGGCACAGGCCACAGATTAATTCTAGGCGCAGCGCGAAGTCTTTCTATCCAAACTTGAATTGGCCTACCTTGTGTTAACTTGTTAGGGATGGTAGCGTAAGTACTTACACCAATACGACTTATGGTGAGATCAGATTGAGTAGAAGTATTTCCAGAATTTTCTCTTATGACTTGATCTAATACGTCTATTGTATCTGAAGCTAAAGTATATTGAGAAGTGCCTGATGTAATGGACACTGTTTGCTCATCTATTGTCCATAGGTTAAGCCCACGATTTTGCCATTCTATCGTTAAAAGATTCATAGACCTACGAGCAGTACGTAGATCATAGCCTGAACGCATTTCACGTCCTGCACGTTCCCAAGCTTCTTCAGCAATCTCCGTGAAGTCCATATCAAATGCTGTAGTTCCTGAAGTAGCCATAAGTTATTTTGCTCCGAAAAACGTTTCTACTTCTTTTAACAAAACAGATTTACTTTTTCTTCTGTCCAGTTCAACGCTATGAGTTCTCATAGTCTCTTCTAATTCTTTCTTAGTCATGTTTTTATATTTAGGAGCATCAGAAGTATCTTTTTTACCTGATAGTTCTGCGAGAATTGTCAAAGCTCTATGATGTTTTCTTAATTTTGGGTCTACAATAGTTAGAGTACCGCTACTATCGTAAGAACCAATGTGGTAACGAGAGTTACCCCTTTCATCATCTTTAACGTAAATAATTTCTAGTTTTGCCATAGTTGTCTCCTAAGTGTATAAAGTTTTCTTACGTCTTTTTTCCATAATAGCGCCACACCCTCTAGCAATACTCCGTTTGCCTCGCGCTAAACCACCCTCCCTAAACTTGTCAGGGTTAAAACCTTTTGATAGAAAAAATTGTTTTAGACTCATACTGTCAGAAGCTGGGCCATCAAAGTACTCTTCCCTTAACTCTTTCTCTCTATCAGTCATCTTCGTCTCCTAGCTAAACCGCCATGCGCTAAACGCACTGTAGCAGGTTTTGTATTTTTTACCACTGTTTTTCCTTTTGCCCCTGCTCGCTTCTTTTTCTTTGCGGTAGTTGCTCTTTGGGATTGGCTAAGACTGCTAGCTTTACTTCTTGGTAAACACCTATCGGGATTCTTCTTATCTTTAGAAGTACCGCATTTACCTTTTATCTTACCGTCCGTACCAATACGAACCCAATCTTGTTTTACCCAATCTTTAAGCTCGCCCATTAGCTTTTCTTCTTCTTTTTACTGCCTTTAGCATAATTTGGGTCTTTGCAATATTTAGACGCAGCCATATTAGCATACGCGCTGGGGTAAGTGTCAAAAGTTCGTTGCGCCCACGATTTACCTTTAGGACAAATCTTACCCCCAGATTTATAATATCTACGCATATCTACCTCATCTTTGTAGGTCTTACACCTTTTTTAGCTATACCTGCGCCACGCACTTTACCACCTTTAGCCATGCCTTTTTTCTTCATCATGCCACCTTTAGCCATGCCTTTTTTCTTCATCATGCCACCTTTAGCCATGCCTTTTTTCTTCGCCTTATTGATATTAGTTGCTTCAGGGTATGGTATAGGACCGCCAACTTTTCTTTTTACCATTTTACCTTTGGCATAACTTTTTTTCTTCATCATACCGCCAGCTTTTTTACCTGAAGCTGCTTTCATTGACTCAGTTGTATCACCATCTTTATCAATATCTAAAAAGTCAGGCTTAACCGTTTTACCTTTAGCGTAACCTTTTTTCTTCATCATACCGCCAGCTTTTTTACCTAAAGATGGTTTCTGTGACAGATTAACTGCGGCAGATGATGGGTTAAAACCTATTTTATTTTTTAACCCCTGCAACATTAATAGCTGTTTTTCTTTATCCGTAAGACTTTTGTTTTTTGGATCAATCTTCTTCATTCGTCTGTCTCCTTATACAAATTATTAAAAACACGATTAGTGTCCCAGACATAAGATACGTCTTCTTTTGAATTGAAAGTGTGTTGATTTGGTCTAAAGTCTGGTGCGCCTTCACCTGTTTCAAACCACGCAGGGTGTGTAACCCGAACTCTATTGTTAGGTAGAGCAACAATATTACCAGTATACTCTCCTGCGTCTAATAATTCAAGCACATGACTTTGTTTATGTTGAGCAGGATCGTCAGCTACTTCACTATCTGTATAATCCACCGTGAAATAGTATTTAGCAGGGAAGAACTCCCCATCAACTTTAGCTATCCAAGGGGCAGGTGAAGCTCTTTCTATTTTATAAACAGAATGATTATGGGACATACAATCCCAAGGTTGTGCTATATATGGGGGAAGTTCCGTAGGCCATTCTTCATAGGCTACATCAGCAACGAGAGCCGTTAAAGGCATCCTTGCCCACATAGCTCCACCATGAACATTAGGATCATCCGTATTATCTGACTCACACCCAGT